AGCAGCAGAGGAGCGTCGGAGAGAAGACATGCTGCAGCGAGAAATGCGTCAAGCGAGAGATAATAGAAATGCAACAAGAGAGGAGGAGGAACCAGGAAATCGTGAGGCTCGAGACGCAGCAGGTGGCAGAAGACGCCGATACAAAAAAACGCGCAAAATGAAGGGAGGACGACGACGAACTGGTGCAAAAAAAACTGCCAGACGGGTTAGACGAGTACGAACCATGAAACGAAAGGTCAATCGTCGAACTGGTCGTCAGAAAAAAACTCGTCGTTAAATTATATTCAAATTACGCATTTGCGTTTATAATATATATAAAAAAAGTATATATATTATTATTATGTCCGATTCAGTCTCCATGTATGAGACTTATCTAAAAAACACAATAAAATACGAATGTGCAAATGTAGCATTTATGGATTGTAAGTATCGTGAGATTGCATATATAAAATGCATGACTCAAACAAATGAGAACAGCCGATATTGTAATTACATGTCGGACGTATTACAGATTTGTTGTAATAATCCAAGTATGAGTGAATATATTATCAAGCCGTCTCCGAATTTTACGCAAACTGGTAGTAAATAGTGTCCGCGGTGGCCCATGGCCCACATACCCCACAACCCACAACCCACAACCTTATTACGCCGACTTGGTATTTTTTGGCGACGACGCCGACTTTATATTCATCCACCCGCCAGTCAATCCAGGATTTCCGATGGGGTTTTGTGTAAACTTATTCTCGTAAGCCGTAGAATAAATAGGTTTTGTTGTTGGGTATACAGAGGCCATCATGCCCTTTTTCTTGTTGTTGGTTATGTTGTTATTTGTCTGATTATTGTTGCCGCCTAACATTTTGATATATATTGTCATAAAATATATCAAATAACTTCATTTTTTCTTAAATGTCTAAACTAATCGTATTTTTATTTGACGTCGGACGACGACGACTCTTCTTTGGCATTGCACCATCTCCCTGAAGCTCCTTCATGTCAGAAATACTAATGGTGCTGCTTTCATTTTGGTTAGGGGCGGAACCGGAAACGGGTGCAGCAGCAGGCGCCTCCTGAATATTAATCGTCTTGGTTTTGAGACCAGACAAAATGTCGCTAATGTCGCTCGGTCCCTTCATTTCAGGACGTCCGCCACTAGATTGTTGCTGTTGTTGTTGACGTCTTGAACTTCTCTCTGCCTCAACGATATTCTCGCGAATATTGATTCCATCATTTGCAAAATTGTTTCTCGCATAGCTACTGGCATTATTACCTGGACGCTCACGAGTTTGGGGCATGGAAGTTGGTCCCTGTGTCGCCATAGGCGGAGGAGGACCACGCCCCATCTGCGGTTCAGGTTCAGGATTCATTAATCCGCTCATGAATCCAGAGAATCCAGGGTTGCTCTGGCCCATAGAATTCACCGCTGCGCTCTGGAACTGACGCATCAAGTCGGGATTTTGACGCATGATATCATCCATACCTGGCATGGCAGACTTGAACATGGTATTGGTCATGTGAACCATCATCGCACTTCCACCTAATTGGAACAAGAGCTTCAATTCAGGTGCCATGGATGCCTTGGACTTGTATTTCTCGTACAACTCGCCGAATACATCATCATAATCCGAGACGTTTTCGTTGATTTGTTCGCCCCAGCCGTCCAATTTAATATCAAACGGGTCAAATCGGTTATTCAAAAACTCAATACCATTAATACACGCCATCAACATGTTGCCTTGAAATTTAACCGAGTTAAGTTTTGCTTTTTCCTCCATAATCGTCTCATATTCGCCCTGCATCTCAAGTAGAGGTGAATCCATATTGTATTTTTTGGAAAGCTCGACACCCTTCTTTTCCAAGGCCTCTAACTTTCTCAAAAACTTGAACTTCTCTCTCAACAACTCCTCCTTGGACATTTGCGGTTGAGAGGGGGCATTTGTCATGTCTGGATTAACTGGAATGTCATTAAACTTGCCATATCCGTCCCACGTCTTTGCATTCCCGCTGTCAGTATTCGCAGTCGCTTGTCCGATGGATGCTGCACCAGACGGCATATTAAATTTAACAGAGTGCTTGTCTCCACCACCTCCAAATAAATCCGACTTGGCTTGGTACGTATTTGAACCTCCTAGATTAATCATGTCAGCATCTTCTGCCAAATCGTTTAATTCATTTTCTAGATTGGTTAAATCATCAATATCAATATCGCTAGATAGTTTACTGCTCGACCCTTCCTTAACTTTGTCATTCATTAACAATTCAAGACCTCCTCCAAAATTACTAGATTTTAACCCTGATCTACGGCTACTACCGGATTCATTTAAATCGAAACTGGAAATATCAATCATCTCTGGTCCGTCCATTCTATTACTAAATTAATTAGAACATATAATTTTAAGTCTTACGCGAAGATATATATATTATATTGTGCGATCATTCATTATTTACTCTTTATAATTGGTTTTTGAACCATCTGCCTTGTAAAAACGAATCAGCTAAATCGTCCTTTTTCTTGTGGCTCGTAAAATATGCGCACCACTCTGAATAAGAATTGGTATCTTTTATAATTTCTAAACATGTGGATATTCCCAACTTTTTTCGGTCGCCGTATGTCAATTTCACGCTTTTGTCAGCGGGGGCAATATCTTTTAATTTATTCACCGACGAAACAAATTCAATTTTTTGACAGGTCCCTGTCATGATAAAATACTGCGCAATCATTCCTTGAATCGTTTTCATGCGATTTGCAATCGGGCTAATTTGATTTTCAATGATAACATAATCAAACACTTCTTCCCCGCTAAAGATTTGGTCAAAATGTTTTTTAATATTCTTGCCGATAGTCACTAAATCTATCTCAGATGCGCCGACACTATGAACCATATCAAAACACATGTTTGTAGTATATTCGTTTAGCTCATGTATAATGTCATTCTTTTTCATTGTATTTGTATATTGAATGCCAAATTTATCGGCCATTTCATAAAGTTTTTGGAGTTTTTGTTTGTTGATGAAGGCCTTTTTTAGTTCAGGTGTCGGAATTTGAAACGGCTGTTTTTTCGCGTGCTTTAAACAATAATGGTCTCCGTTTTTCGTAAATTTCGCCAAATTGCTACATTTCACATTTTTATCCACAACACAACATCCACAACTATCACTTGCGTCTTGTGCTGCAAGATTTATGACATCCCATTTTGCAATTTTGTCGTTTTCTAATAGGCAGAATGCTAAATTTTTAATACCTACATCAATGCTTAATATTCTCATCTGATATACATCAAGAAACATTTAAAACTCGGCAAAATACCGCTAAACAACTATACCATAACCATCAAGATGTATAGTTGTTTTATATAAATAAAGATTTAACGACGACGATTCGTTTTTCTAGATTTTCGCTTTTTAGATTTATTACCCTTTCTAGACTTTCGCATTTTGGATTTATTGCGTCGCGCCCCACCCCAATTTTTTTTGTTGTGGATACTGCTTTCGCCTTTGTAGTCGCGGTCCATCTGATCGGTGCTCTTATAGGGATTAAAAGAGTTTCTATTTGCGTAGCTAGTAGCGTATCCTACGCCACTATCATCTGGCTTAGTCATCCCACACATTCTTGCCGCCCAACCATCCATAGTCGTGGTGGGTTCTTCATCGCCATTATCAGAACTTGCCGACCTTACACTCCAACCATCCTCGTAGAAATCCCAGTTGGATTTATTTCTCCAGCGCACAGTACCAGTCTTATCCCTCCACTTTGCACTATATTGCATCGGATATCTATTATTACACAATTCTGTACTCATTATATATTAATGATAGAATTTAAATGTATAAAAATCATAACAAAGTCTTTATTTATGATTTTTCAAGATTTACCTACCTATCCATAGGTTCCACGGGCCCCGTAGCCTCATTCATTGTTATTGAAGGCGAAATCATTCTAGCTTCCAATTGTTGACGGCTTAAATAAGGGTTTTTTAAATCACTTGTCGGATATCCGAATCCAGGCGAGCTAGTATCAAACGTAGATTTGTACAAGAAAGGCACATTGCTAGATGGCGTTGCATTTGTCGCATAATGCGGATTTAATCCAAGAGTATAACAGGCTTCCGTCGTGTTAAATTGCATGATTTGGTCAGCGTTTTGCGTTAAAAATTGACGATACTTCCAATTAGAATTAATATTATTTACTTCTTGGATTCGTTTATTCACAACGGCCTCCGGTTGATAAGAAGAATACGTCCGTCCGTCCTGCATAATAGGTGGAAAATTGAAATGAATGTTATTTGAACCAGAAAAACATGTTGCCCAAGACATTTTATATAAGGCTAGAGAAAATTATTCGGCTAATCTATTTCAAGCATTTTCAGTAATTCTTGCTTCTTCAATTTACTGGTATCGCTGGATAATCCCTTTTGCTCGACGATTTCTCTTAATTTGCCGAGCGAGGCCTTCTTATAGTCAAATACCACGTTTAAATTTTTCACACTGGAGATGTTTGCGGGTGTTGTGGTTGTTTCTGGGGTCTTTACTCTCTCAACACTGGTCTCTCCTAAAACAATGTCATCCAAGTTGGCGAGTTCTTCAAAGAGCGCATCATCCAAAGATTCAGATACAATTATCGCCTTGTCAGAGCGCGCATCATGTTCGTCGTCGTCGCCGTCGCTGTCTCCATCTGACTCCTCATCATCGCCAGCGTCACCATCGCTACCATCATCAGACTCCTCTTCACCATCATCCTTACCTTCATCATCTTCATCGCTACCCGACTCAGCACCTTCGTCTGTCTCGCCATCAGACTCATCTCCGCTAGAGTCCGAATCATCCGATACATCAATCATACTTACTAAATGATTTGTGTTTGTAGCTTCTGGCTTTTCATAAACACGTACACCCCCGCCTCCGCCACCGCCTACACCTCCCATAGAAGCCGATCCCATGCCAAGAGGCACTTGACTACGAACCATTTGCAATTCATTTGCTAAAGTAGAGACTAGGTCAAACATAGTATTCAACTTGTGATTTTGCTCATTCAACTTGTTGTTAACATACAACCCGAACAATCCAATTAATAATAAGGAAATGGCTAAAGAAATTACTACAGACGGAGTAAATATATCCGATAAAGACATTATTAGAACAACAATATATAATTTTATATCCTAGAAAACGAATACATTTATTATTTGTTATTGTTGGTTCTTATTTGTTGTCATTATTGAATTTGCTATTTTGAATAATTTCGTCGGGATATTGCATATCATGAAGCACCTTGATTCCACCGCGAACTTCGGAAATACCCTTTTTTAATACATATGTGTAATTAAAACTATCTCCAGTCGGTGTAGTCTCCATCTGATAATTATTAATTAGTGGATGACTATTTAATTTTTTGCAAACAGCAATAAAGTGTGTGGTTAAAATACATTTCACATTCTCAAATTTTACTAAATATTCCATAAATGCATTTGCACTCATGACCGCTTCATCTGGATTCGTACCAGAATACAATTCATCAAACACACAAAAATGTCTATCCTTTTTGTTGGCCTTAATAACATCTATAATGTCCTTGCATCTACGCGCCTCGGCTTGAAACAAACTATCTCTCCCGCTTGTATCTGGGATATTCAAGTAGCAATGAATATGTTCGTAAGGAATCATATTGCCGCTCTTATAAAAACCACATCCAAATTGTTGCGTTAAGATGACATTTATCAGCGCGGTTTTGAGTGTCGTTGTTTTACCAGACGCGTTTGGACCAGTAATGATAAGATTTTTATCCATCTTGATATCGTTTTTTATGGGTTTGCCGTGAATTAGCGTTGCGTAATAGGCCTTCTTAAATATAGTCTTCTTCTTCTTTTGATACGTTGCAAAGGCAATCTTTTTGTCCTTAATGTTCGTAATCAATCCATTCATATTTTCAATGAACCCGTGAAATCCAAAAGAATATGAAAAGGCCGCATTGTATTCTTCGCTCTCATGCATTTCATAAAAGTATTTCAACAACTGGCCAATCTGTTGAATATTTCTATAGGTAAGCTGGTCTCCTTGAATATTCTCCAATTTGGTTTTATATTCATTAAGCACGCGGATATTTTGTTGAATAGAATCATTAAACAACGCGTAGCTTTGCAATGGTCTCGTATATTCAAGTAATTCATTCATTGCATCCGTCGTATGTGTAATGTAGTTGCGAACACTACATAATGATGAGTGAATGTGTTTCATATTTTTATAAAATCGCGCACATGTTAAGAAATTTTGATAGATTGAAAACACGTAAAATCCTGCGGACAACAATAAATACATCTTTTGGTCAATAGGCACGCTATTGAAGTTGGTGCAAAGTTTGCCTATTGCGTGGTTTGAGGCGATGACCTTTAATACATCAGTGTATTCGCTCATTGAAATGTCTAAACCTTTGGCCTTGATGACAAAAAAAGGCACTACCAATATAATCAAGGGCACAAGCATGGATAAAAACGGCGAGGCTAAACTATACATGCTCATAATTTGCAAGAATGTCTCCGATTTATTCAAGTATTCCCAGTATGACCAATCAACATAGTGATACTTCTCCTTAAACCCTGTATCATTTTTCATTTCATTCCATAGTTCTAAAACTCCTGCAAGGTCTGCTTGGGATTTTGTCGTATCTGTGTGATATGTCTTCAAGAATGTCTGGGTATCTTTTAAAAATGCAACGTCTGAGGTGTAATAATTCGGAATCTGTTTCAAGATAGTCTTACCAGGCTCACTGGTAGGCGAAAATGTGCTTTGATACAACGGAACTCCAGATGGGTCAATAGTATCAACTAGTTCTAAATCCGCAATGACATTATCCTTCAATAGGGCTTTTGAATTAACATAATGAATCGGAAGTTTAAAATGGTCTTCTATTTTTAAAGTATACATTATATCAAAAATAGAAAATAAAACAAGTCAGAT